AGGCGCGGCGCGGCTCGCTGCGCATCTCGGCCTGCCCGAAGGCCTGGACAGTTCCAACTGCGAGGTCTCCGCGTTGCCCTTCCGGGCCTATTCAAGGGTCTGGAACGAGTGGTTCCGAGATCAGAACATTCTTCCGGAGCTGACGGAGAATACGGGCAACGGTCCAGACACTGTAGGTAACTACGTGCTGAAGAAGCGCGCGAAGAAGCACGACTATTTCACGAGCTGCCTTCCCTACCTCCAGAAGGGCGAGGACGTCACCATCCCCTTCGCCGGCCAGGCGGAAATCTGGTATAACCAGGACGTCGGCGGTGAGCCGACCATCTATCTGCCGGACAACGACCCCGGGTTCGGTGGCCCGGGGTACTACCGGCTGGATACGGACACGACGCGCCTGGATGTGTCTGCGACCTCAGGGCTGGCGAATAATGTTCTCTATGCTGAGCTGTCGACGGTCACCGGCGGTTTTTCGATCAACGCCCTGCGTCAGTCCGTGGCCATCCAGCGTCTGCTGGAGACCGACGCCCGCTCGGGTACCCGGTACACGGAAATCCTCAAGGCTCATTTCGGCGTGACCGCCCCCGACTACCGCCTCCAGCGCCCGGAATACCTCGGCGGCGGGAAGAGCTACATTAACGTCTCCGAAGTCGCCAACACCTCGGCGACCGCGACCGAAGACCAGGGCGAGCTCCGCGGCATCGGCCGCGGCACGATCAGCGGTCACGGCTTCGCCAAGTCCTTCGTCGAACATGGCTACATCCTCGGACTCATCTGCGCCCGCGGCGATCTGACGTACCAGAAAGGCGTAGATCGGATGTGGACGCGTCAGACCCGGTACGATTTCTACATGCCGGCGCTGGCGAACCTCGGCGAGCAGTCGGTGTTGAATAAGGAGATCTACGTCTCGAACGTCCCGGCTACGGATGACGCCGTTTTCGGGTATCAGGAGCGGTGGGCAGAGTACCGTTTCGCGCATTCCCGCCTCGCCGGTTTGTTCCGTTCCGATGCGGCCGGATCTCTGGACTTCTGGCATTTGAGTGAGGACTTCGCGTCGCTGCCGGCGCTGAATTCGACGTTCATCGAGGACCAGACTCCAATGTCTCGGGTGACGGTGGTCGACACCGCGGACGACTTCATTCTCGACGCGTGGTTCGACTACAAGTGCGCGCGTCCGCTGCCGGTGTTCTCGGTTCCGTCCCTGACGGCGAGGTTCTGATGGGACCGGCGCTGATCGGTGCTGGTGCTGCTCTGCTGGGCGGCGTCCTGGGTAACCAGGGCGCCGCTGCGGCGAATCGTGCGAACCGCCGGGAAGCCCAGAAGAACCGCGCTTTTCAAGAGCGGATGCGGAATACGCAGTGGCAAGCTGCCGTGGCCGATATGGAGGCCGCAGGGATAAATCCGGCTCTGGCGTATGCGCAGGGCGCCGCCGCCTCTCCCGGCGGCTCTCTGGCCGCCCCTGCCCAGGACGAGCTCGGCGCGGGGGTGTCCTCCGCGCTCCAGGTGGCTCAGGTGCGTAAGCAGATGGCTCTGCTGGATTCGCAGATCAAGAAAACCAAGGCCGAAGCCGGGCAGGCCGAGATGTTGGAAGCCTGGGAAAAGGAACGCGCGAAGTTCTTCGGGATCCTCAACCGTTCAGGTATTCGCAACGCCGACGGTTCCGTGTATCGCGGAACCCCTGACGCCCACAAGCTCTTCCAGGCTCAGATTGACAAAGCGCTGGCCGATGTATTCTCAGCGCAATCCCTCGGGCAGTCTTATCAGGCCCAGGCCGGCTTGGCCGGCCTCGACCTCTCCATCCTTTCGAAGATGGGTGGACTGCCCCGCATCCTTCAAATGCTCCTTCGGAGGTAAACATGCCTGTCACGCGCCACCGTGTTCAGACCGTCAATGACGGCGAATCGCTCACCGTCCAGTCGGAGGCCCGCCAGGCCGACATCCGTCAGATCATCCGACGCTATGCCGAAGTCGGCATCATGGATCACCTCAAGGAAGTGGAGCTCCGCTACGCGGACGTGTCGGAGTTCACCGACCTCGGTGATGCCCTCCGTCAGGCCCACGAGGCCGAAAAGCAGTTTCTCAAGCTGCCCTCCAAGGTGAGGGAGCTGTTTAATCATGATGTAGCCGAATGGCTCGACACTGCCCACGATAAGGATAAGCAAGATGCGCTCCGCCCTCATCTCGAACGCCTCGGTATGGTCCCGCCTGCTGCAAGCTCTCCTTCGTCCGGTGGTAACGGCGATCCTCAGGGAGATCCTCCAGCAGCTGGACAAGCTGGATCTTCTTCCGATTGAATACGATCCTACACCCTCGGATGAGCTTCCGAATCCGTTCTAAGAAGGCCCAGGGGCCCACCAGCTTGTCTGGTGGGTCCCAGGGCCTTCCGGCAAGGGGCGAAGCCCCGCGCCAGTCTGAGGCCCGTTTCCGGGCCTCCTCTTCTGGGCACATTCCCTACTTGTCTTATATGTGCCCAATGACACCGAAGCAGTCTCCTACCGCGTGTGCGTTGCGCGCGCGCGACACCTAACTGCGAGGTTTCTTTATGTCTAGTTCCTCTCCCTCGAAGTCTCGTGACTTCCTCCAGATGACGCCTCTCCGCTGGTCGAATATCCGTTTCTTCAAGCCGGAGGAGTTTTACTGGCCCGATCTGATGGACTACGTCTTCCTCCACCAGCTGGACAGCTGCCGTCAGCTCTACGGCCTCCCCATGGTCCTCACGTCCACCAATGAGCCCCGCGAAAACGAGACGTCTTCCCATATCAAAGGCTGTGCCGTGGACGTCCGTGTGCACAGTTCCGGCGAACGTCTCCTTCTGGTCAAGGCCGCTCTCCAGGCTGGTTTCCGTCGTATCGGCCTTTACGATCGTCACGTGCACCTCGACTCCGACCGCGAAAAGCCGGTTTGCCTTTGGCTTGGCGAGTCCGTATGATGAGACATCACCCGTTTAAAAGGAGTTTCTGATGAAGCGTAAGCGCATGTCCCGACGTTCCTCCCGTAAGCAGTTCCGCCGTGGCGCCATGCGCGTCCACTCGAAGAACCGCATGGACGCCCTCTCCATGCGTGGCGGGATCCGGCTGTGAGCGCCAGGGACATTGTGGTGGCTCTCGCGTTCCAGCTGCCGACGGAATGGACGATGCGTTTTCAGCGCGGAGAGTCCGGGCCCGCGATCTTTCACTACGGCTTCCGATGATCCGGTGGGATGCTACTCCCCCTCGCGGGTGTCAATCCTCCGCAAGCCCGCTCGGCCGGGTTCCCCCCGGGTATTGGATGAGCAGGATGTTCCGTGCGGTAAGTGCTTGGGCTGTAGAGCGGACCAAGCCCGGCAATGGTCAGTCCGCATCTACCACGAAGCGCAGATGCACGAGCAATCCTGGTTCGTGACGCTCACCTATGATGATGACCATCTTCCGCCTACTGGCTCGCTGGAACCGGCGCATGTCCGCGACTTCTGGAAGCGTCTCCGGGAAAGTCTCTTCCGGGAGTTCTGGGACCAACGACCGTGGCTCATGTGGCGTGAAGCCCGGAGAGACTGGCCCGGCATCTCGTATTACGCCTGCGGCGAATACGGACCCCAAACCGATCGACCGCATTACCACGCGATTCTGTTCGGTTGTGATTTTCCTGATCGCATTCAGCATCGGTATGATGACGCTGGTCGTCTTGTTTTCGTGTCAGAATATCTGACGGAGAGATGGGGACATGGGAACGTCGAATTCACCGGGTTCTCCTCTGCGACAGCCGCGTATGTTTCGGGCTATGTACAGAAGAAGGTGGAATCCCAGAACGATCCGGATTACTACCTCCGCTATGACCCTGAAACCGGCGAGCTGCACCAGCTGGTCCCGGAGTTCTCGCGCATGTCCCGCCGCCCCGCCGTCGGCCGGCGGTGGATTGAGAAGTATTGGCGCGAGGTTTATCCGCGCGATGAAGTCGTGGTCAATGGCTTCCCGCAGAAGCCGCCGCGCTATTATGACCGCTGGGCAGAACAACGACACCTGGACAAGGATGGTCGTGAAACTTGTCCAGGCGGGTGTTTCCCTCACTTGGAGGCCCTTTATGAAGCGAAGCTGAATCGTTGGGACCCAGACCGGGACGATTCCCCGGAAAAGCTCGAAGCGAAGCGTAAAATCCACGAGGCTCGACTGAGCCTCAAGCCCGGAAAGAGTAAGCTATGAAGTCCGAGATTTTTGCTGTCTATGATTCGGCCGCAGCGCGGTACCTCGACCCGTTCGTGATGCCCACCGCGGAAATGGCCATCCGCGGCTTCCGTCAGGCCGTCAACCGTGAGGATCATCAGTTCAATCAGTTTCCGGAGGACTACACGCTCTTCCACATCGGCAGCTTCGACCCGGAGGCCGGTGTGCTGCTTCCCGAAAATCCGCGCTCCCTCGGCGTGGCCATCACCTTTCTGAATCGCCCGCAGCTCCAGGAGGACTAAGTGGCAGATATGGTCAACGTCCGGCGCACGTCCGGACACTCCTTCCGCGAACGTCCACAGGTTCGGATCGGGCGTTCACAGTTCAATCGCTCGCATGGTCTGAAGACGACTTTTGACGCGTCGTATCTTTATCCGATCTTGGTGGACGAAGTTCTCCCGGGCGATACCTTTACGCTGAAGATGAATGGCTTCTGCCGTATCTTCTCGCCTCTGGATGCCCCGATCATGGACAACATCGAGGTTGAGACGTTCTTCTTCTACATCCCGACGCGGCTGCTGTGGTCCAACTGGGAATATTTCCAGGGCGCTCATGACGCCGCCGGTGCCCAGGATACCGATTACACGATCCCGATCATGGGAGCTGGGCTGACCGTGGCGACGGTGGCCGGCGCGTCAGGCGCGGC